ATTAAGTCTTTACCATAGAAATTGTTAACACTATGAGAAAAATAAGATTTCATTATCTTAGAAAGAGCCATTTCACATAGCGAACCAGATATTGTTTTTCCCCACTTTTGATAACGATCAAAGTTAGCACCATGACCCCACTCAATATTCTGTCTTAAACTTTCCACTTCTCTGACAATCCCAGTTAATGAACCTGATAATATTTCTTCCCAATTTAGATGAACCTTTTCTACATTCATTAAAACTTAGTACATTATTTTTAAAATAAATCAAATAAAAGTATTGACTTAATTGTAAATAATTTGTAAATAAACTATCAATGAAAGAAAGATTTACAGATTTAGCATGGACAAATGGTGATTTTAATAAAGCCACAACATCCCCAAGTCAAACATCCTTAACTAATTGGATGTGGTTTAATAAATATCATTTAATGCCATACTTAAAATTTAAAGAAGAAAAACCATCAAGCAGTTTTAAAGCAGGAACTTTTGCACATGACCAATTTCAAAACATATTAATTGGTCAATCAAAAATTGAAGATGTTGAAAGTAATTTTTTTAATTATTTTACTAAATTTATATTTGATGAAAAACATAGTTTAAAAGTAAAATTTATTGAAAGACATATTAAAGGTTATGTTGAAAGACATTTAGAAGCTATCAAAGAAATATCAGGTGGCTTTGAAGGATGGGAAAAAGAATTATCTTTTTCTGATTGGTATAATGATAAGTACATGGGTCAAACATTAAACCTTGCAAACGAAGGACATATAGATTGTGTCAACCATGATAAAAAAATATTCACTGAACATAAAAATAATTTTGGTAGTGTTAGTTTGAAACCTTTAAAAATAAAAAAGGTAGATACAAATACTAATAGAATAGGAGATTATGTTTTTACAAAAGCAACCAAAGTAAAAAAACCCATGTTCACTCACTGCATACAAACTTCTATTTATAGCAAACATTTTAACAACGAATACAAACCATATTTAATATATGTAAATGATACTGATTATATTATCTTTAGTCCTGACAATTGTTGGGAGTTATCCCCTGAAGGACTGAAATATTTCTTTAAAAAATTCATACAAATAAACATACAAAGACAAGAAATGCTTAGATTTGCAGATGGTAATATAAAAAAACTTGCTATGATTATTGGTGTGGATTGGTCTGAGATTAGAAACTACAAGTCTAATTTTTTATTAGAAAACTACCATGAAGAAGATATGCAAAGATTGGAAAAATTTTATGAGGAACTATAATGAGAGTTTGGAATATTAAAGTTACAGATAGAAGGGGGTCAGATGATTATTCTTTTATTCAAGAATATACACCTACCGAACAACAATTAAATCAAATCAAAAAAATATATCAAAACTCAGGCAGATATTTAAAAGAAGAATTAGATGATATTGATGTTGAAATTTATAACAGTTTTGACAACTCAAAAATTCCTACATGGAATACATTTATAGAATATTTAAAGGAGGAAAAAACAAGTGATTGAAAATATTAAAAAGGAACAAGTAAGAAACGATACATATATTTTAAATAAAATAATGCGTTATTTAAAATTAAATATTCATAAAGTTGTAAATGATAATGACTTATCTTTTATTTATGAATATATAAAAGAAAGTAGAAAAAAGAGAGGTAATTAATGACAGACAAAATATTAGTTAAACTTGCTCAATATCAAACAGAAACAAGAAATCAAAAGCAAGAACTAAAAACTTACGTTCAAAAGTTATTAGATAGAGAAGAAGAAATAAAAAAACTAAAAGAAGAATACGAAGAAAAAATCAAACTACTGAAAGACGATATAGCTTTCAAAGATAGAATGATTAAAGAACTAAGACCCAAACCAAAGATAAGAAAGGTAAAGAAAAATGAAAAATAATATATATCAAAAGTTAAAAAATGCTTTTGAAAATTCAGATGTGGTTGAGAAAGCAGAAAAGAAAAAAGGTATGATTTATAATCCACTATTGCATGACGCAGTTTCAGAGGTTGCAATGGACACATTAATTAAAAATAATTTATATTCTTATTGTACTTATGAAGACACAATTATAGGTGATAGCTACGTTGGTATTACTTGTAAAATGATTGTTGTTGATATTGATAATCCTGAATCAAAAATAGAAATTAAAACAAGTGCGATAGATAAAAAAGATAGGTATGGATTGGGTGGTGCAATGTCGTATTCAAGAAAATATGCTTTTTTAAGTTTATTAAATTTAGCAACAGGAATTAAAGATGATAAAGAAGAAGCACAAGATAGTGAGACAGGCTACAATGCTGAACCACTTGTAAACAAAAAAAAAGAAGAACCCAAAAAAAAAGTAGATAATTTATATATAGCTACAAAGCTAGATACAATTAAAAACAATAAAGAAAAAAAAGATTCTACAGTTTTAAGAAGTGAAATAGAAAATCTTAAAACTGAGATAAATCAGTCTATGGGTTGGGATGCGTTTACCAAGACTGATACATTTACAAAGTTTAACGCATTAAGAAATCAAATAACCAAACAACGAAGGAGTTAAACTATGGCATTTGAATTAAAAGAAGGTGAAGGTTATCTAAACAGAGATAATGAAAACCCAGAAAAGTTTTGGGGTTCATTCAAACTTAGTAAAGATATGAGAAGGGGTGATACCTTAAATCTTACTGAGTGGATAAACACCAAAGATGATGGAAAAGTTGTTCATAAATTACAAGAAAGAAAACCAAAAGCAATGTAGCTTGTAATAGATGGGGTGGTTTGTTTTAAGCTCCCTTGCTAGTTAGTTGACTAACCACCCCTTTTATTTATGGACTTAATTATTTTGTATGATGGATTGTATAGTTTAGTGCCTGTAACAAAACAAATGTTAGAAGATGTAAAAATTATTAGTAGTGTAGATTGTTTTGATCTTTGCGACATACTACGTTTGAAACTTACTACATACCATGAAGGATGGAACTTACATATTATGAATGATGGTAGTGGTTATTTTTATGGATGTATTTGTAAATAAATTTAAGGAGAATAGATGTCAGATGACAATATAAAATGGATAGATATTGGTGAGAAAATGACCAAGCAAATGTTAGAACAAAAACAAAAAGAATATGGTAGCTTTGATAACAACTCTTATATCATTGCAAACTTCATACAATCTGTATTGGAAGTAACTAATGGATTTAAAATAAAAGTACCTATAACTTTAGTACCACAGTTGATGATCGTATTAAAATTAACAAGAACAATAGATGATGGTAGTGGTAAAGATATTTATAAACTTGACACACACAAAGATATTGATGGGTATAATTCTTTATTAAAAGATATGCTTTTAAATATGAAAGGTCAGGGTAAAAATGATTAATAAATCTAAGATATTTTACAGTCCAAGAATCAAAGAAATCATAGATTTTATGTCAGTTTATTACAATGAACACCAATGTTTTCCTAAGTTAGATGAGATTGGCAAAGCATTAAATCTTACAAAACAAAGAGTGGGTATTCTTTTAAAAAATGCTGAACGATTAGGATTGATAAAATCTGACAATGTTTTTATGAGAAAGTATATGTTGACGAAATCAACAAAAAACAGTAAATTAAAAGTCAATAATTATTATGAGTTGTAAAAAAATATATTACTATGAGTTTACTGCAACTCTTGAGGAGGAATTTGATTCTGTTGAGAAGGCAGCAGGACAAATAAATGCAACAGACAATGCAATTGTGAAAGAAATAACACACAAAAATCTGGTGCATAGTTTAATAAAAAAGGAGGATAAAGATGATAGGAAATAATGAGCTTCCTATAATCGAAAACCAAATGGATGATATTCATAGAAAGATGAAATCATCTATTAGAAATGGAAATCTATGCGTTCATAGACTAAAGGATATGAGGTTGTATAGAAATCTATTTATAGAAGCTGTAAGACTACAGAACAAACAAGCTAAATTTATTTACGAATAATTTAGCATTGTTAGACATAAACTTTAAAAGAAAGGAAGGGTATCTATGTCTCAAAATAAAAGAAGAAAGACTGACGAAC